ATTCTAAAGGGTACTGCCTTCTCCATGAAGGACTATCTTGTTGCAAACAATGTGACAAGTCCTGTTGCCAAGTCTATTGGTCAGTTCTTTACCAGGCTAGAGGCTGAACTTACCGAGGCAGTTGAGGGTAAGGACCCACAGCTCAAGGAAGGATACGCATATCTGGGCAAGGTGAAGATGAAGAAGTTTCTTGTATTCGTGCAACAACTAATCGCGGATTGCCAACAGCAAATTGTTGCAGCCAAGGTACAACGAAAGCCCCGGGCACGTAAGGAAAAGCCAGCTAACGTTCTTGTGTCTAAGTTGAAGTTCTTGCGTGAGTACGCGGAACTGACTCTAAAGAGCGAAGAGCCAAAGTCTATTGTTGGTGCCCAGCAAGTATGGTTCTATGATGTTGAACGACGCAAGCTGGCATGTTATACTGCCGAGAAGGGCAAGACATTGACCGTGAAGGGTACTACAATTCTTGGTTGGGATGTTTCCGAGTCCTCTGCAAAGACATTGCGTAAGCCGGAAGAACTAGTAAAGGGCAACCTGGCAAAGCGAACTCTAAATGCCAACTACAATGGTTTGAAGACTAAGGCACAGGCAGTGAATGGTCGTACAAACGAAAACATGATTATTTTGAAAGTATTTTGATGACAGTTCTTGTTGATTTTAGTCAGGTTGCTCTGGGTGCTTGTATGCAGTTCCAGAACGATCTCAAGACCGGTAGTGATGACAAGATTGTGTCTCTTATTCGTCATGTGGTGTTGAGTTCACTGCTATCCACGAAAAAGAAATTTTCCCAGAAGTACGGCGATCTTGTGATTTGTTGTGACGGCAAGGATTACTGGCGTAAGCAGGTGTTTCCGTTCTACAAGGCATCACGTTCCAAGAATCGTGAAAAGTCGGATATGAATTGGAAGCTAATCTTTGATACACTGAGTTCTCTTCGTGATGATCTTGCCGATAACTTTCCATACAAGGTGATTCACGTCAATACATCAGAAGCAGATGACATCATTGGCGTTTTGGTTTCCTATTTGCAAGACAACGAACTAACACAGGTTGGTCTTGAAGAAGAGCCCCAGAAGATTCTTATTCTGTCCAGCGATCAAGATAACTTTCAGTTGCACCGTTTTCGTAATGTAAGCCAGTGGAGCCCCAATCAAAAGAAATTCGTGAAGCCCGATGGTGCGCATGAGGCTTTGATTGAGAAGATTTGCACTGGTGATACTGGAGACGGTATCCCCAACATCATGTCCGATGACGACGTCTTTGTTGATGAAAACAAGCGTCAAAAGCCCTTCAAGAAAGCAAGGCTGGAAGAGTTCTACCGTTTTGGTATTGATGCTTGCAAGACCGATGTTGAACGTCGCAACTTTCAGCGCAACCAGGCTCTTGTGTCGTATGAACACATTCCCCAAGATTTGCGTGAAAAGATCATTACTACATATACAACACAAGAAGTAAAGGGTTCGAGGCAAAAGATTATGCAGTATCTGGTCAAGCATCGTTGCAAGAACCTAATGGATCACATCGAGGAATTTTGAAATGACACCCTACATTACTGAAATCTTGGCAAAGATCAACAGCAATCCTTCTCTAATAAAAACAGAGTACAACAAGAACTTTGCAATCTGCACTTTGATGCAGTATGCGTTTGATAAGAATTTGAAGTTCAAACTCCCTGAAGGAGATCCTCCGTTCAAACCAGATGAGGCACCATTGGGTATGTCTCCTTCTAACTTCTATCAACAAGTAAAGAAGCTATACATTTTTACTCGTACTGATATTAGCAATGTGAGACGTGAGCAGTTGTTCATTCAATTCCTTGAAGGTTTGCATCCATCCGAAGCTAAGGTTTGTATTGCTATCAAGGATCAGGATCTTACTGCATTGTATCCAAACATTACTGGTGACATTGTTGCTGATGCGGGGTTAGTAAAGACAGAGGACATTTTTCGTCGCCCCCAGGAAAAAACGCAAGCAACGGGTGGAAGGAACTTGGTACTTGACCTTAGCGACGAAACAACCACAAAAGATCTCTTTGGTGGCAAGCCTCCTCAAGAAGTTCAAGCAGTTGTTCAGGAAAAGCGAAAACCCGGGCGACCGCGTAAGGTAGTATGAAACGAAAGTATGATATTCGAGCAATCTGTTACGATAAGAAAGGTCGTGTGCTTTCTGTTGGATATAATTCGTACACAAAAACACACCCCATTCAGGACTACTACGCAAGACAAGCGGGGCATCCCCAGCGTATCTTTCTACACGCCGAGATCGCTGCACTTCTGAGAGCAAAAGATAAGAACATTCACAGAATCAAAGTAGAACGGTACGCCCGCGACGGTTCACCAATGAATGCTTCTCCCTGTCCCGTTTGCGTAAAGGCAATCAAAGCATGGGGAGTAAACTTTATTGAGCACACAGTATGAAAGAGAAGCACAAAAACCTCTACATGTCTATTGCAAAGACTGTTGCGTCTTCGTCATATGCAGAGAAGTTAAAGGTTGGCGCGGTAGTTGTAAAGGACCATCGTATTCTTTCCATTGGGTATAACGGCACACCACCTGGTACTGACAATTCTTGTGAGGTAAAGAAGAATAGTAGTGATGGGGTTGGTCCTCCTTCTCTCGAAACAAAAAGAGAAGTCATCCACGCAGAGATGAATGCAATTTACAAGATGGCTCGTGATGGTCAATCAGCAGCGGGTGCTACTTTGTTTGTTACTCACGCACCATGCTTTGAATGTGCCAAGGCTATTCTTTCTGTTGGTATCAAGAATGTATGGTATAGCGAGGACTATAGAGATCCAGGGGGCGTTTACTTTCTTAGAGCAAATTGCTTAGAGGTTGAAAAACATGTCTGAAGAACCAGAAACCTTTACTCTATTTCCTGAGATGGTGTGCGTTGAGGTGCTCAAGATTACAGTTGAGGGTAAACCAGGGTATGCGTCACAGTTGGTTCTAATTTTAGACATCAGCAAAAACAAGGTTCTTTACCTGCCCACCGATGTCTTTGAGGAGACTTCTATATCGGCTTTGAAAAAGACTACTTTTCACGCGATAAACCTTTTTGGTCAACTAGCGAATCTTTCTGTTGTCATTGATACAGAGACAGGCGAGGTTCTCGAACGGCATGATCTAAACAAGCTCTTTGCCAAGGGATATGGTTTAGAAGGGCTAATGCCCGAAGAGAATAGAACAATACATTAAACCTATTGAAATTTTTCAAGAATAGTGAAAAATAATTGAAAAAAGTTGACAAGAAGGCATAAATACAGGTATGAACAAACAGCTAACATCACAGTCGTTTCCCAAAGAGCAGCACGGTATTGCAAGTGCTTATCGTGCTGCCTCTACAAATGGAGATTGGAACGGGTAAAAGGGGTCTAAATGTTAGAATAAAAACACAAAGACCCTGCACAAAGCAGGGTTTTTTGTCTGGGTTGTAATTTAATGCACTAGGTGCTATACTAGTGATACGGTGAAGGAAACGACACCAAGATTGCAGGAAGTTGTAGAAGGTTGTTGACATTAAATCAAAGACCCACTACAATGAATGTATGATAAGTTAGAAGTGTAAACGTTCTAACAAAGTTCTTTAATAATCAGTGATTAGATCGAAGTGCTAGTGTAAATGAGCACACACCCCTAGTACTAGTCTGGAATCAAGGGTGGAGAACACGCGGCTCAAAAAGCAGATGCGAGTGCATTTCGATCTAATCATTGAGAATTTTGTTGACATTAAATCGTACATCAGTTATACTGGTTGTATGATAAGTTAGTAAAGAGTTTGTTACTAACGTTCTTTAACAATTTGTTGATATATTTTGGTTAATGGTATGCGGGACCAAAAGATGATGCTTGCGTCTTCTTCCCGCTACCATATTAAAACACATTCTCCCACAATAGGGCAAAGGTGAGCGGACTGATCAACCGCGCGTTTCGACAGCCAAGAGTGTGTTTCAATATGGTGAGTTAGGTAGTTCTAAAGTGAAGGGTGACCAGAGGTTTTGCAAGACCGAAGAGAGAGATAACCAAGGAGTGAAAATACGTCTAGATCCGTACTACCAAGGACGTTCTTGCCGCCATATTGAAGCACATTGTATGCGGGTAATGACAGCTAGGTCTGCTAAGTCAGATAATCTGAGGTATGTATACTGTGTGTTTCAATATGGTATCAAATAGTAAGACCTGTGAGCGAAGTGCCTAACCAGCAGCCTGACTTCCTAGGTATTACCGACCTCTACTGAGTCCCTCGATGTACTGTGGTGGTACTAGGGCTTTGAGCAGATTTGCAAATGTATGAGGGGGCACGTCGTAAAAGACAACGCTCTTAAACAGTTGGAAGTGTCTTACTATTTGATTCTTGGGTTCTGCCCCTTACGGCGGACTGTAAATCCGTTGGCATTGTTTTGTAAGGAAGTTGCCTCGTGGAGCGTTACCATCAGGACCCACCAAGTATTTTGCCCCTGTCGTCTACTGGCTAGGACGCTGCCCTTTCAAGGCGGAAAAGACGGATCGAAACCGTTCAGGGGTACCATATTAAAGCACACTATCTCGCTGGTGCATACAACGGGTTATGAGCGAGTCTTAACAATAGTGTGTTTCAATATGGTAAAGAATTTGGGTGTATTGGCAGAAATAGGTTATGCATCTCGAAGTACACTGTGATCAACAGTCGAAAGAGAACATTCGGGTGCGAATCCTGAAACATCCACCAAGTTTATGGGCTGATAGTGATAATGGGAGCACAGGGGCTTTGCAAGCCTTTAGTCGGGGTTCGATCCCCCGTCGGTCCACCAAGATATGCTGTATTCCAAGTTACTGCGATCTCTCAGTTCAAAGCTGTCGCAGTGTAAAGAGAAGAACGATAGGTCAATCTTCTTGGATAAAATACAGCGCCAAATTTTGTCAAGTATGTGAGATAACGAGAAAGGCAGTGTAGGCATACATTGTTGAGCCAACGGTTCGAGTCCGGCAGCACGGCAACTGGTAAGTATTGTTTACAACTCACGTACCCTAAGAGAGCAATCTCATAATCGCACCCGGGATAATTTGCGGACAATGCAGCCTATGTATGTGGTGGCTGAATGCTTGACAAAACTTTTACCGAGGTTCTTACGAACTTTCGCGCTGAGGTGCCAAGGCTATGACGGTCATTCCCTAGACTGTTATCCTGAAACTGGCGAAAAATAGTGCTACGCCGCTGTAGAGTAACACTATCCTCTCTATAAGATACAGCAGGGTTGTCGCCCTGATTGCCAAGACACTATGAAACCACTTTAGGGAGTGGTGCCATAGTTCAATACATTGGCCTGACTGAAACGGGCGTGGAATGGCAGGGATTGTGAGAAGATCCGTTCGACTCGGACACATTCTATTTCAGCAGTGTGTTGAACTATAGTAAGAATTTTGCCCGCGTAGCTCAGAGGAAGAGCAATTGCTTGATAAGCGATAGGTCGACATTTCGAAACTGTCCGTGGGTACCATTAAGGAAAAACTATGAAACTTAAGAATTTTGAAATTGCCGAAGAATATCTATCATCTGTAAATGTTGTACAGGAGACGGAGTATACCTTACAATCTCCTCTTGAATACTTACCTGAATATCTAAGAAAGGCGTTCAAGGATGGGAAAGCTAAGTTGACTACGCAGTCCTGGGCCGACCATCCGGAGTTTGTTAAACTACGCCATCTACTAGAAGCCGAAGGGTACGTTAGAGTAGAACGGGGTTACTGGAATGGGGATAGGGTATTAAAAGCATTCACACTCAACGGTATTAAGTTTTATAAAGATGGCCAATTTCCGTGTGCATCCGCACTCGGAATACAGTATAAGATTGCAAAAGAAAACGGTAGAAAAACATTTAGTAAGTATTGAGTTTTATTCCTACCTTCCACCAAAATATGCCCTCAAAACATAGGTAGCGATGTACCCGCCTTGTAAGCGGGAGAGTTCGGCGCAAATCCGGATGGGGGCTCCATAAATACATGTTTACACACTAGGAGAACAGAAATGTTCAAGAAGCTTTTACTTGTTATGTGTGTAGGTATGTCGTTCAGTGCGTTTGCTCAACAAAGAACTTCTTTACCTGTAATATGTACCAGTCCAGAAAATGTTGAGAAGGTACTAAGAGAGCACAAAGAAGAAATTTTGTTTGTTGGCAAAGACACAATTCATGGAATTGATCAACTCACGTTGAACATTTTCTTCAATCCAAAGACGGGAACTTACAGTGCAGTTCTAGTTGCACGCGATGCTTCTGTTATTTGTGTAATCAGTTCTGGTGAATTAGGAAAGATAATTCACAATAACTGAAAAGTTATGATCGTATGAAGCGAAGAGAAACGTAGCTCGGACGGCGGTTCGAGAGTCGAACTTTACTAAATAAAGTAAAGGGGCTCACATGGACTACGCTAAAATTTATTACAAAATAATTTACAACAGAAAAGAAACGCATATACCAGGCTACACAGAAGTACATCATATAGTACCAAGATCTTTAGGTGGATCAGATTCTATAGACAATACAGTAAAGTTGTCTGCAAGAGAACATTTTGTTTGTCATTGGCTGTTGGTAAAAATGCACAAGCACAAGCAGCAAGAATACTACAAAATGCTAAAGGCGTTTAGTATGATGTCTAGGGTAAACGGTGATGGTCAACTTCGTTATATACCAAGCTCAAGAATCTTTGCGCGTTATAAAGAAGATTATGCAAAAGCATGTTCTTTTAACCAGAAGGGAAGTAAGAATTCTCAATATGGTACTGTTTGGTGTGTTATGGAAGATGCTCCTGATATTTCTAATAGAAAGAAGTATAAAAACATACCTGACGGTTGGATAACAACTAAAGAGTGGAAAGACAGGAGAAAAAATAAACGTAGTAGTGCTTATGGTAGGCATTGGTATAATGATGGTAGTAAGAATTATTATTTAAAAGAATTCGACCCTTTGATTGAGCAATTGACCAAGGGACGTTTAATGGTAGTAAACTGATTATAAGAAATGATTGCAAGACTCCGGTTCGACCCCGGACGGGTCCACCATAAAGCATATTGATACAACTGCAAGATCTGTCGTAAGAAGATGAACCGCAGAAGAACGTGCAGTATGTTTTATAATGGGCCCGACAGTTGGCTTCGATTGCGATAGGAGTAATGTATTTTGGCTACCCGGTAGGCGATGACCGTAAATCAAGCAAAACTTATAAACGCAAACGATGAAGCGTTCTTGATGGCTGCCTAATAGCCGTCTAGGGTTTCGGTAGGTTTCCTCGTAACAGAATAACCTACCACTAACATAATGGGGGTGAAACTTTAAGGTGAAGTACCGAGCTTTTAACTCGGAAAACAGGGGTCAGTACCCTGCACCCCTACCAATGCCCAGGTGATGGAATAGGTATACGTGTCGGATTCAAAATCCGAATTTTGTGGGTTCGAGTCCCACTCTGGGTACCAAATTTGGCTTCAAAGTGTTCATGGACGCACGCATGCCTGTCACGCATGAAGAAGGGGATCGTTACCCCTTGGAGCCGCCAAGAATGTATCTGTAGCTCAGTTGGTAGAGCAGGAACCTCCTCACGGTGAAGGACCAAATTGCTGGAGGGTAAACTAGGCCGATGGTTCGAGTCCATCCAGAGACATATATACAATTGCGGGCGAGTGTGATGGAAGCACGTTAGGCTCATAACCTAAAGGACCTGTTCGATTCAGAGGCCACGCAACCCAAATTTCTTTTCCCCCTGAGCAAGCTAGGTGTGGGCGGCGGACTGTTAATCCGTGAAGCGAGGTTCGAATCCTCGAGGGGGAGCCAAAACAAATTTCGCTTTGATTGACGGCGTACAATGTGATAAATGGTCAATCTTTCATGCGGGTAAGGTGTTTATGGATACACATGAGTCTTCCAAACTTAAGTAGACGGATCGTTACCGTCTACCCGCTCCAGAATTTCGGGTCCTTAGTTTAATAGTAGAACACCCTCCTTACAAGTGGGATGCGGCGGAGCGTTACCGTCAGGACCTACCAAAATATCTCCGTGTGGCGTAAAAGAAGCGTGCGACGTTTGGGGCGTTGAGGCGAGGGAGCGTTACCTTCCACGGAGACCAAGATTTAGAAGTACAGTTGGGGGTAAATCGATTGGAGCAGATACTACTCTTTGAAAGTAGGTGACTGGGATCGTAACCCAGACCCCCTGCCAAAAATATCAACAATGCGGGTAGAGTGAGAATGGACGCACGAAACTTTGCCAAAGTTTAGATTCCGGATCGTTACCGGATACCCGCTCCAAACAATGGTGGCTATGGTGTAATGGAAGCACCCGACTCTGTGAAAGTCGTAGCCTGAGGTCGGTACTCAGTAGTCACCCCAAATATGCCGCTATGGTGAAGGTGGTCCTCACGCTGGTCTGAAGAACCAGAGAACTCTGATCGTAACAGAGTGGCGGCACCATACAACAGGTCATAAACTTTGATGATGAAGTCCGGGCTCTTAACCCGTGAGAACGCAGTTTGAGTCTGCGATGACCTACCAAATACGGACGGGTGGCAGAGCTGGTTTATTGCAACGGTCTTGAAAACCGTCGATCCGAAAGGGTCCGTGAGTTCGAATCTCACCCTGTCTGCCAGCATAGGAGATATGGATGAGTATGCGATGACCTACCAAATAAATATGTCAAACTATCTTATCGTTTGCAATCATGGACGAAGCCAAAAAATACAGAAGTATATTCATAAGCGATGTCCATCTTGGAACAAAAGATTGCAAAGCTGATGAATTGAATAATTTTCTAAAACACAATACGTGTGAAACTTTGTATTTGGTTGGTGACATCATTGATGCATGGAAGATTCAGCAAAACAAATTGCGTTGGAAACAATCACATACGAATGTGATAAGACGTATTCTTGGTCATGCAAAAAGAGGTACCAAGGTAATCTATGTTGCAGGCAATCATGATGAGTTTTTAAGACCCATGATACCATACAATGTCTCTTTTGGGAAGATTGAGATATGCAACCAAACAACTCATGTTGGTGTTGATGGTAAGAAGTATCTTGTGGTTCATGGTGATCTGTTTGATGGCATTACTAGACTCGCACCCTGGCTTAGCTTTCTTGGTGACAAAGCATATGATGTAATTTTGAACATAAACAGCAGATTCAACTGGATTAGGCATAGAATGGGGTTTGGGTATTGGAGTCTCAGCAAGTTCATAAAAGGAAAAGTCAAAAAAGCAGTAGACTTTATATTCAAGTTCGAAGAAACGCTAACAGACTATGCCAAGAAAAGAAATTTTGATGGTGTCATCTGCGGGCACATACACAATGCAGAAATTAAGAATATTGGTGATGTGATTTACATGAACGATGGTGACTGGGTTGAGTCAATGACTGCTCTGGTTGAGCATCATGACGGAACATGGGAAATAATCACATGGACAAAAAAGGATGAGGATGACACAAAAAATATTGGTTATAACGGACAATCTGCTTGATCAGATCAACGGAGTAGTTACAACCTTCTCAAATATCAAAATTGAAGCAGAAAAGGATGGTTATGAGGTTGTGTTCATAACTCCAGAGAATTTCAGGTACATAGACTGTCCTGGATACGCGGACGTAAAGTTGTCTATACCTTTTGGTATAGGTAAAATGATCAAAGACATACAACCCAATTACATTCACATTGCAACAGAAGGTCCTGTTGGATTGTTTGCAAGACTGTGGTGTGATAAAAATAACTTAAAATACAACACAAGCTACCATACAAAATTTCCTGAATTCTTGAATGAGATCTATCATATACCAACGCCCATTACATACAAGTATCTGAGGTGGTTTCACAAACACAGCGGCAAGGTTCTTGTTACAACCAATTCAATGAAAGAAGAATTGTGTGTAAAAGGTTTTGATCAAGAGTTGGTTGTTTGGACACGAGGTGTAGATAGAAGCATATTTTCACCAAGAACAGAAAAGACAACAACGGAAACGAAAAAGATAGTCAACATTGGAAGAATAAGCAAGGAAAAGGGGTTAGATGATTTTTGTTCTTTAACCATTAGCAATACAACGAAATTTTTGGTTGGTGATGGTCCTTACAAAAACGATCTTATGAAGAAGTACCCCGATGTCATCTTTGTTGAAGCAAAGAGGGGTCATGAGCTTGCGAAATACTTTTCTGATGCTGATGTATTTGTGTTTCCTAGCAGATCTGACACTTTTGGAATCGTTATTATTGAAAGCATTGTTTCTGGTACACCAGTTGCTGCTTATCCAGTTACTGGACCCATTGACATCATTGAAAACGGGGTTAACGGTTATCTAGATGAAAATTTAGCGAGTGCTATTGAAAAATGTCTTGCACTTGATAGAGAAGTTGTTTGTGCTTCAAGCAGCAAATGGACCTGGTTGAATTGTTGGAAAATATTCCAAAACAACCTCGTAGAAGTCTAATACATATGGAGCGTTGGCCGAGTGGTCGAAGGCAGCGGTTTGCTAAACCGTCCTCCGGTGAAAGCCGGGGCATAGGTTCGAATCCTATACGCTCCGCCATTGACAATAAATCGAGTATCAGTTATACTAATGATAAGAAAAGGAATTTGGGATTGTAACATAAAGGTAGTGTAGAGAACTCATAATTCTTAGTGTCTCGGTTCGACTCCGAGCGATCCCACCACACCTCCATAGTTTAATGGTAAAACAGCGGATTTATACCCCGTAGCGCCAGATAAGCGGCTGATCTGGGTTCGATTCCCGGTGGAGGTACCAAATCTATATGCGAGTGGCAGAGTGGTCAATTGCACGGGATTGCAAATCCCGAAAGTCGTCGGTTCAAATCCGACCTCGCATTCCAAAATTATTGGGGGTTGATTTTTATTCAACCTCCATGTAAAATAGCATCATAACGTGTTATTTCACATGGATCTATAGGCTAACAGGTAAACCGGAGGACTCATATTCCTTTATTCCAGGCTCGAATCCTGGTAGATCCACCAAAAGAATTTTTAGATTTATTGGGACGTTGAAGGGAATTGGTCTACCTCTTTCGCTTAGAACGAAAGGCTTCTCGGTTCGAGTCCGAGGCGTCCTACCAAATTCATAGCCCCGGTACCACAACGCTCTTCTAAAGCGTAGCAGTGTAATGGAGTCAATGGAGGTTCGAGTCCTCTCCGGGGCGCCAATTATACCTCTGTAGTTCAACGGATAGTGCACTGGGCCACAATTTGTTTTAGATGTTC